CCCGCGTTTGATCCGTAGACCGTCCATGGTGCCATGTAGGCTCCGTAGTCGTACATAGCCTGCCCGTAGAACAGACCTGAGTGACCGTTGCCTGACACCGCGTCGAACTCAGCTTCGTCGCCGTTGTCTACTGAACCCAACCCAAAGATGAACCGCCCGTGGTTAGCCATACGAAAAGTGAAGTACTCACCGGGATCGTTAATCGTCTCAGTCGACCGGTATCGAGCACCATGCTGCGAGCTAGACGTGCTGCCGTAGATGTTGTCGCCAATGGGATCCTGACCACCATTAGCTACGGGGGTGACGGCTACACCGTCCAGAGTTGGGTAGACAGGAGCGAATCCCGATCCACCACCACCGAGAGCAGACACGGTGAACAATGCGTTTAACGTGTTGACTGCAGACGAGATGTCCTGCGGCACTAGGGATCCGGCAGAATAACAGGATGCCAGGTAGATGGTGTCATACAAGCGAGACCCGTCGTCTCCGTGCTCCCACACTTCAATGTGGCCGTCAGTACCTGCTACTGCCTTCAGTGCATTCACTGAGTAAGCCGACCCGTCGTCGATCAGTATCGTGGTATGAGTTTCGTCCCGGCTGAATTTGATGTCCTGTCCCGGTCCTACTTCCTTAGATCCAGATCCTACTATTTGGCGACACTCCGCAGTGATGTAGTCCGCAGCTGACGTAGCATCGGCAAAGGGATTACCTTCTCCGTCGAGCAAGTCGGTGTAGTGAATGGCAAACGCTTCGTATACCGTCACACCCTCTGCGTTCGTGCGTACGTCGTTGATGATGTCTACCCGGTCACCGTCTTCCTCGTTAACCTGGCCAGAGAGACATGCGTTGTAAAACACGCCCCGGTTTGTGCCACGGAGTTCGACGGCATTCGCGTTTGAGTTGCTTACAATTTGGATTGGCATAATTACGCGTACCTTCTTAGCGGTAAATGGTGGTCAGGGCAGCTAGTGGCTGACAGATGAAAGGTTGGTCTCCGCGAACAGCCAACAATGCTCGAGCGTTCACGTCTTCTTCAGAAGCAAAGTACGCGGTCAGTTCAGGTCGCTCTAGGAAAGTTACACCTGCAGCAGACGCACCTGAGTATATAGGAGTCCCTGTCAATGCGAAAGAGAAAGTTGGTGTATCAGCTGCATCCCGAGTCTGCCACATCAAAGCTATCTCAATGGTGGTATCCCCCAGTTGAGGAGTGATGTTCAAGTCGAAACGTACAGCCAGTTTGTCTCCTGTCTTACACTGGGTGAAGTCAAACGAACCTGTCGCAGCAGTGACACTCTCTGAACCTAATGTCGTAGCCTGATTGAAGTCTACGCTGTTTTGCGAGAAATCAAACAGCGAGGTTACTCCGGCAGGCATGTGTGAACCGCCAAACAACCCAACCCCTGCGGCTGGCTCGGGTGTAGGGTCTGACCAGTAGGGTACGTCGTTCGCCAACTGCTGAGTAGAATCAAAACCGAAACGATACCAAGTGCGTGCGGCTACCATGTCTGCAGTGTAGTTGACATCAGTGCCCAGAGTCGTAGAGCCGGTTTGGCCGTCCGTACGGTCAGCAAATCCGCCTGTGTACTCGTATCCACCGTTGGATCTGTCCAGCTGGACTATCTGCTCCGTGGTTAATCCCGTTCCGCCTGATTGATATGAAATTGCCACTGTATGTGTTCCCTTATTATGACGAAAAAAAGCGGGGACGCGAGGGGGCAATACCCCCCACATCCTCGCTATGCAAAGTCCCAGCGAGCAGGGTCACTGCCTTCGGGTATCATTGAAATCTGATAGTAGTCTCTAGTTGACAGATTCATCAGCCATTTCTGAAGGTGACAACTCAGGCATCTGGCTGTCGTCGAAATCTTTAGCTCGAGGCTTACGGCCTCGACCGTGTTCCATCAACCGGTCAACGAGTTCAGCAGTAAGTACCACTGGCTCGTTCTGTTCTACGGAACGAACATTGAAGATCTCTTTGCCAAATCGATCCATAATTGGTTTGCCGCTTGGATCTCGCCTTGGCAGTTTCATCGCCATGGAAGAGTGCAGAACAATCCACTTGTGTTGAGGTTTAGTAGCCATATCTTCGTTCATTCCCAAGTCGGCGGACACAAAAAAAAGCCCTCCTCCGTACGCCGACGCAGCGGAAGAGGGCTAGCCGCGAGCAGCCCCAACACAGGGCAGCTTGCTTTCAAAGAGAGTGAATAACCGGACGGCAAGTCGCCGCCCGGCTACCCGAGGAGAGACTCAAAACTAGGCAGATGGAGTTGCCAGGTGCTTAACTGGGTTAGTTCCGGCGTCCAGCAGATTGCTGTCGACTCGGACCCATGCGAAGAAGCCAACCTGATCCGTACGGCTGTACAGTTCGTTCGTGACGACCAGGCGAGTGCCTCGTACGCGACGAATCTTGAATGCCTTCATGTCACCGAATGCAACAACCTTATTAGATGCACCGTAAGAATCCATGTCCTGGTTGATCGTGTATCCGTAGCCGTTCAGAGAAGCAGGCGTACCAGAAACAGCACCAGAATTCCACAAGTAAAGACCGTTAGCGTCTTTCAGCTTACGGATCAACAGCAGTGTGCTGTCGTGGAACATGTAACGGTTGCTAGCTGCACGGTAGGCAGGGTCGATGCTGTGTTCCAGGTCGATCAGTTCGTCGTAGACGATGGCTGAGTTGGAAGCACCTTCGATACCTTCAGGACAAGCAGTCATCAGTCCGGTTGGCTCAGTTGAACCAGCACCAACAGTGAACAGACGGTTTTCTTCGCGACCGAGGCGTTCGCCCAGCAGGCCAGCGAGACGAGAAACCAGTCGAACCTGATTGTCTTCAATCAGTTCACGGTTAACGATAACTTCCTGTGAAGACAGCTTGAAAGCATTCCAAGTAACAACGCCGAAAGAAGGATCAGCAGCAGATGGAGCAGTTGCTTCATTGATGCCAGCACCCTGGTTGCCAGTGTCGTTGATCGTAGGCCAGTTAACAGGCTCGCCACCATCAGTAGTCATGATGTCAGCAACCTGATTCATTCCGCCAAACTGCATTCGAGCAGCTTCCATGTCGTTGACGAAAGAAGGGCCGTACAGTTCGCTTGGAGAGTTAGCAGCACCAGATGATGGGTTAGTCGTTCCGAGAACGTTCTGGATGGCGTCCATCTGCAGGTGAGCGACGAAGTCGTCTTGAGCAGAGTCGATGGTCGTCGTGGTGTTAGACCACTGACGGCTACCACGGTCAGCCAAAGCACCACGGAGGTGAGCTTCGTACTGGCTGACAGCAGATGCTTGCTCAGCACTTGGGCGACGGTCAGTTGCTTCAGCAACGAAACCAGATACAGCCAAGTTTACGAGGTCAGCGTCAGACAGAGAAACGATGTCGTCGGCTTGCTTCTGAACTTCTTCGATGCGACGAGCAGATGCTCCGCCAGCAGCCTGAAGACGAGCTTCGAAGCTAGCAGCCTGTGCACCGATGGCGTCACGTCGTGCAGCAGCAGCTTCAACGTTGCCGCAGTGAGTTTCGAGAGCAGCAACCATGGCAGCTTCGTCAGCTTGCATGGCTTTGAACTGAGATTCGCATTCTGGAGTCCATGCAGATTCGTTAGAATCCAAATGAGCGTTCAGTGCGACTTCGTGAGCTGCCAGCTTAGCCTGGAGTTCTTTGGCTTCAGCAGCACTCTGTGGTACAGAAATTTCGTTAGACATAGCGAGTTACGCTCCGGTTGGGGTTCGCTGCTTGTAGCAGCAAGTGTAGTTCTTCAAGCAGACAACACTGTCCGCTCCGTGGGGTTACTATCGTTGCCGGTGCTTCCCGCTAAAGAGCAGTCCCGCTACAGGCTTCCCTGCCCAAAGGGGCAGAGAGGGGGTTGATTCGTCCCCCCATGTTAAGGGGGAGGCGTCTTCTTCCCAATAGCCTTCTTACTAAAAACGAAAAAAGGCCCGGCAGCCTAGCTACCGGACCTTCCGTGCAGAGAGATGTGGGGTGTGGCCTGTGTTTATTTGGCCTCCAGCCGCTTCACGATCTCTCGCAGCTTAACTCGGGCAGCAATTCCTGCCTTCTTACGTCGCTGGGCCTTGTGGGCCTGTATTTGCACATGGCCGAGGTCGGCCTGCACTTTTTCCTCGTCTCCTTCGACCTTATCTTCGTCTTCAGCAGCTTTGGGGACGTAGATCTCGTCAACGAATCCCTTAGCCAATGCTTCCTTTGAAGACATCATCGTGCCGTCAATCGTAGCGTCCAACAGTTCCACGATGCCGTCAGCCGAGATACCCGTCTTAGCCGAGTACATGTCAATCAGGATACTGTCGATAGCGTCCAGCTGCTGGATGGCAGCAGCGTGTTCGACTTGGTTGCCCATCGTGAGAACCATTGAGCGGTGGATGCCAACTGTAGATGCTTTGTGAGCGACAACCTTGTCTGCCACCAACAGAGGGAAGGTAGCTGCACTGTAGGCAACGCCTTCGATGATGGCCGTCACTTCGCCTTCGTGCGAAAGCAGAGCGTTAGCGATACCGAAGCCTTCGAAGACAGAACCACCGAGAGAGTTGATGTACATCGTCACTGGTGCTGCTGGGTGAGCGGACAGTGCGTCTGCGACAGTTACATGGTCGTTGCCAACCCAGTCGTCGCCAACCGTACCGCGAAGAGTCAGCGTGATGCCGTCTTCACCTTGGGTCGTTACTTCACAACGGAAGTCAGATGCTTCGCCTGAAGCCTCTGGTACTTGGATTGCCTTAGCAGCGAAAGCCGCTTGCAGTGCTACTCTTCGTGGGTTGGTCATGATTGCTTCCGTATGAACAGTGGAGCCAGTTTATCGTGTATGTCGGCGGCTATTGCTTCGCAAGCGGATGCAACGTCTTCTTTCAGGTTAACCGGATCCAAGAGACAGGCAGAGACCTTACTTAGTAGGTCCGAGAACAGTTCGTCAGAAACCTCTTGCATCACATTCCCGGCGTCGTCGCCAAACAGCAGTTCGGCAACAGTCCCGAGTTCATCTTGAATTAGGCTTCGGTTCTGTAGTGCTCTGTTCTCGTTCCACTCGGTCAGCTTGTCTGCCTTCTTAGACCGGTTTAATACAGGGGTGCAAATCCGCTTTGTGGCCCGGTCGACTGCTTCAGTGAGTAATCGCCTCTCGACGTTAGTTATTTCAGTCGTCAGTGACTTGGCCTTCTGCTTCAATGCCTCCACGTCATCATCATCGTCTAAGGTGTCGTCTTCTCCAACTTCTTTCTGGTCAGATTCTTGAACTGAGTCAGATTCAGCAGGAGAAGCACCGTTGCTCTTAGTGTTAGGATTGACCCGGGTGTCTGCATCTGCGTCAGCCAGGATAGGCAGGTTGATCTTAGCTCGCCAGTCGTTTGCACTGATGATCTCGTTCTGACGCTGTATAGCAAGGATCTCGTTCAGCGTCCTGAAGTCCGGTTCAACCAACTTGCTGATGTTGTGCTCGAAGTGGTACTCGCCACTTGCCTGCAGTGATGCTGGCAGCAACTTGATGTACGCCTCAGCTGTGATGGCCCGTAACCAGTGGTTCAGGCAGCCCGTGAGGTACGCTCTCTGTGCATGTTCAGAACTGTTGTACGATACTGAGTCTTCGATACCCAGTTTGAAAGGAGGCAGATTGTAGAAACGAGCGATGTCACGTACGACAGACTCTTTGATCGGTATCATCTCAGATGAACGAGCGTCGACAGTAGTCTGATGCCACTGAGCACCGTCACGCAGTACCATGGTCTTGAACCAGTTCTCAGCTACAGCCTTCTTCTGGATCTGCGACTCGAGTCTCTCTCGTGCTTCAGTCGGTACACCCGGTGGGACAGTGATGATGCCGCCAGACTGGGCACCGTTGGCGAAGAAAGATCCCTCAAACTTCTGGGCACCGAGGTACACGCTGGCCGTGTCCCGCAAGTATGTCACTGCAGGCTCAGCTTCGTCGTTCTCCATTGAGATGCCACGGAGGTGAAATATCACCGATGGGTCAACGAAGTGAGGGGGTTCGTTCTCGTCAAGCGTGATCAAGTACCCGTTGACTCCGTCCTGAACGTGAGGGTGACACGCCCCCGGCGGTAGGCTCAACATCCAGTTGATGCGTCCTCGAGCGTCTCTGCTGATGTATGCGTAGCCGTTGCCCCACAACAAAGCGTGTACTGCGATCTTTTTCCATCCCTCGAAAGCAGACTCGTTCTCATTCCACTTTACAGATACTACCTGATTGGTGGGGTGGCTCCTCTGCAGTGAGGGTTCGCCGGGTTCTACTTCGTCTTTGTGCAGCTGAAGCGTGGAACATGCAATGTCTCCACTGATAGTCAACACGGCCTGCCTTACCGCAGGCACCTTCAACTGGTCAAGCTCTGATACTCGGATGCCCGAGACGGAGGAAGTCCCCCCTCCGAGACCGTAGAAAGAGTCCCAACCTACACCGTCGTTGGTGAGGGCGTTCTTGATGTCTGCAGCGACTGATGCTCTCGACGGTCTGCCTACGAGGCTATCGACGAGGTCTGCGAATTTGCCGGGAAGATTCACGTTGGATATCCTAGTGAGTGGGGGCAGTAATACGCCCATAGTATGGGTAAGCCACTCCGCCACCAATAGCCGAGTGGGGATTGGGCTAAAAACAATCAGATGAACTCTAGGTTGTTGTCAACGTAGTAGTCCAGAGACGTGATATTGAAGTCGGTGCAGTCAGTCAGACCCCAGCGTGCCATGATAGCAGCCACGATGCCATCCACTGTCCGAAAGCTGGCTCTAGACTCCTTGACCACGTGGATGTTGCCCTTGTTATCCTCTTTGATGCCAGCATTTCCTGCCTGCCAGTCCAAAACTGGGTTCCCATCATGGATGAGCCGCTCCTTCTTCACGTCGTTCTCGAAGTCCGTCGTAGGGCCGGTCATAGACATGATTCCCTGCGAAAAGGCCCTTTCACCGACCGGCAATGGCTCCACAATCATGTTGCCTGCAGCGTCAGTCACGCCTTCCGTCAGGTTCTGTATGAGCATCTCGGCGTAGGTATGGTCATATACAATACCCTTGCATTTATACCCAAGTATGTCCGCACGCATGTCCCGCTCAATAGTCCGAAAGTCAATCACGTTGCCCGGAGTAGCCGTAATGAACCCCTGCTTCGACCAGTCTAGCATCTCAGGGACCTTATACGCTCGCTGCTCCATGATCTCCTCTGCACACCAGAAACGAGGCTTGAGGAAGATCTTCTGGACCCCGTCACTGTCCGTGTGAGCCAGGAAAGCATAAACCGCAGCCGCCAAGTCATATCGACGGGCAAGGTCCAGTCCCATGACGCAAGGCAGATCCTTCAGGTCAGAATCGTAGAACTCCTGCTCACAGGCAGCCCACGCACCCGGCGGTAGCCATGACGAAGCACTGTTCTGCCAGATGTTCAAGCGGTACGTACAAAAGTCCCTGAAGTCCTTGACAGACCCCTGCTTCGCGTCTTCCCACGCGGGAATCATCTCGTCGAGTCCCACAGTCGACCCTAACGCAGGGTTGGCCATCCTGATATACTTCTCAGGGTCCTTGTCCATCTGCTCTATGGTGAGTTCCTGGGGACAGTGGTAGCTGGCGAAGAAGTACGCATCGTTGATCTCTTCGCCGTGACGGATTCGGATCCCACGGTCCCACTCGTCCTTCCCGTAGCAGTCTGAGTTTCGTCCTGCAGTACTGAATTCCAAGTGCAATGCCTGTGCTCTAGCAATGCCTGCATACTTAACTACCGCCATCAAGTTGCGGTCCACTACGTGAACTTCATCCACGATGATGTTCGCAGATACACCTTCCTTCGAGTCCTGCGTTCGCACAGAACTAGATGACATAGGTTGCAAGTAG